ACGACGATTTGGTACTCTGTAGATGTGTCCGTTCATGACACGAATAAGCGGTGTAGCCATTACGCCTCCTGTTTGTCGCGGAGCTGCTGGAACTCGCAGCTCTGCGGAATAGTCAGGTGGCAGCCAATATTCACCGCCCAGGCTTCAACCTTACACAGGAAGATATACATCTCTCCGGTATCAAGATCGGAGGTATGGCGTAACGACTGGATAGTAGTGATTTCGCCGGTTACGACATCAACCAGGTCCTTGGTTTCATAACCGAGGTATGTGTGTTTGAGAGCATCTTTTACCCATGCTGCGGTAGCGAACGATTTCCCCCTGCTGATGAGGTATTCACTGATTTCGCTGTACCACATGTGGCTGAGTGCATTCTGGGAAAGACTGCGTTTCTCACGCCACGGTTTAAGCACCATGCGAAAGCATTTTCCGTCCTCCAGATAAGGCTGGATCTGCTGGCCGATAGCGGTGAAGTTACCGCGATGCAGTTTGATGCCATCTTGTGGTAGGTTCACGCTTCACCTCCGCAGAGGTCAGACGCTGGATGCAAAAAATCGCAGGTGCATTTCTGCATCTGTGAAGGGAGAAGAGAGTTTGGATTGTATGTGCGCATAAACGTCCCCGTTTAGCGCAGAAGTCACCGGAGTTGTTCAAGCTCCGATGACTTTATTATTACGAATTGATTTTACAAAATCAAAAGGTATGTTAGTGACGCGGGTCTGTTATTATGCGAGAAGGGTTTCCGTATAAAACAAGGACCTTACTTCCTTGAGTAAATAACGGATCTTTGCCTTGAACAATGGTCATTAAATTCCCATTCTCAGTTTCGACAACATATTCCATGCCTGTTTGTTTTGTTGCTGAAGATTCGATTGCTGCCCCGGCAATACCACCAATGACTGCACCACCAACGGCACCAACGATATTAGAACGAACTCCCCCACCAAGCGCAGAACCAGCGGTTGCCCCCACGGCAGCCCCAGCAGTCCCGCCTAACGCGGAAGTCCCACTGATATCACCCCCCCTAGCACTAATAACTGTACCAGCGATAGTTCGATTAACCATGCCCACAGAGCCAACAGAATAACTATTTGGCGATATATTTTGTGCGCATCCAACCAACACTAAGAGTGGAGCAATTACGAATAATCGCTTCATTTAGCTACCCTAACAGGAAACATTGGACGAGAAAGATCAACACTTTCTAATGCTTGCAAGAACTGCGTTATGTTGTTTTGCACCGCGCGATTAACAGATTCGCGTGCTCGAACAATACCGTAGAATGCGTAACTGGCTGGAACAGTACCGGTAGACTCAATATCCTGCGTATATATAATATCACCATTCGCACGGTTGATTATTTCATACCTTGCAATTGCTTTAGTTGTCATTGAAACACCAAAAGCAGGAACGTCAAGAGCCAACACTTTAACATTTAAGCTAACCGTATTTGGTGAACTATCACGAAAAATAGTCATTCGGTCGAGTGCTTCCTGCAAAGATTCACGCCAAATTGGAGTTATAGCCTCCATACCAGCAGTGATATCCCCTTTCTGCTCATCTGGACGAGCAAGTGATACCGTTAATGACTTAATTTCAGCATCTATTTTTTTCTGGCTAACTCCCACGTTAGGTGTTGAAAAATTCAATGGTGGCACACTAGCGCAACCTGTTAAAGAACCAATAATCATGGCTAATAATATTATCTTCTTCATAAATTTACCTTATTGTTATAACCAAAGGAATTATAAAGTAAAAAAGTTCACTATCACTAGCCATTAACGACATCAATTTCAGAGAAACATGGTACTCATTTCCACAAATTTGACACAAGTCATTTTCACCTACATATTCCATCATACTTGATGCATATGTTATTGAAGCCTCTATCCTATCCGTTCATAATAGCAATAGTTACCCGGGTGATAGTACCTCTATGATTACTCGTCTTTCTGATTGATTGGATTAAATATGCGCGCCAAAATTTATCAACTTTCGTTATGGATATTTATTTCGTTTCTAGCGATCTATGCCTTTATTATCTATAAAGGTTCTTATATTGGAGTAGCATTGCATCAAATTGCTTGGATCATCATTATTGCCTCTGGCTTGATTGCTAGGCTAACTAAACCAAAGCAAAAACCAATTTCGTCCAATAATTAGACATGTATTAAAAAAATGATATTTTTATGTACATAGTCTATTGAAAATTGCCGCGATAAAATGCCAACACCCGCTTCATCGCGGCACTCTGGCGACACTCCTTGAAAATCAGATTCGTGCTCACCTTTCCTTCCCGTTCTTCCCTGGTAGCGAACCGGTAATCATCCGATCTGCGTTACCGAGTGGATGGATGAATGCCGCCGCGAACCATTCAAAACCCGCGAAGGCAGAGAAATTACGGGGCCGTGGCAGTCGCATCCCAAACGGATGTTACGGCATAAAGCCATGATTCAGTGTGCCCGTCTGGCCTTCGGATTTGCTGGTATCTATGACAAGGATGAAGCCGAGCGCATTGTCGAAAATACCGCATACACCGCAGAACGTCAGCCGGAACGCGACATTACTCCGGTTAACGATGAAACCATGCAGGAGATTAACACTCTGCTGATTGCCCTGGACAAAACATGGGATGACGACTTATTGCCGCTCTGTTCCCAGATATTTCGCCGCGACATTCGCGCATCGTCAGAACTGACACAGGCCGAAGCAGTGAAAGCTCTTGGATTCCTGAAACAGAAAGCCACTGAGCAGAAGGTGGCAGCATGACACCGGACATTATCCTGCAGCGTACCGGGATCGACGTGAGAGCTGTCGAACAGGGGGATGATGCATGGCACAAATTACGGCTCGGCGTCATCACCGCTTCAGAAGTTCACAACGTGATAGCCAAGCCCCGCTCAGGAAAGAAGTGGCCTGACATGAAAATGTCCTACTTCCACACCCTGCTGGCTGAGGTTTGCACCGGTGTGGCTCCGGAAGTTAATGCTAAGGCGCTGGCATGGGGAAAACAGTACGAGAACGACGCCAGAACCCTGTTTGAATTCACTTCCGGCGTGAATGTTACTGAATCCCCGATCATCTATCGCGACGAAAGTATGCGCACCGCCTGCTCTCCCGATGGTTTATGCAGTGACGGCAATGGCCTTGAGCTGAAATGCCCGTTTACCTCCCGGGATTTCATGAAGTTCCGGCTCGGTGGTTTCGAGGCCATAAAGTCGGCTTACATGGCCCAGGTGCAGTACAGCATGTGGGTGACACGAAAAGATGCCTGGTACTTTGCCAACTATGACCCGCGTATGAAGCGTGAAGGACTGCATTATGTCGTGGTTGAGCGGGATGAAAAGTACATGGCGAGTTTTGACGAGATGGTGCCGGTGTTCATCGAAAAAATGGACGAGGCACTGGCTGAAATTGGTTTTGTATTTGGGGAGCAATGGCGATGACGCATCCTCACGATAATATCCGGGTAGGCGCAATCACTTTCGTCTACTCCGTTACAAAGCGAGGCTGGGTATTTCCCGGCCTTTCTGTTATCCGAAATCCACTGAAAGCACAGCGGCTGGCTGAGGAGATAAATAATAAACGAGGGGCTGTATGCACAAAGCATCTCCTGTTGAGTTAAGAACGAGTATCGAGATGGCACATAGCCTTGCTCAAATTGGAATCAGGTTTGTGCCAATACCAGTAGAAACAGACGAAGAATTTCATACGTTAGCCACATCCCTTTCACAAAAACTGGAAATGATGGTGGCGAAAGCAGAAGCAGATGAGAGAGACCAGGTATGACAACCACTGAATGCATTTTTCTGGCAGCGGGCTTCATATTCTGTGTGCTTATGCTTGCCGACATGGGGCTTGTTCAGTGACACCTCAGCAGGAAAACGCCCTTCGCAGCATTGCCCGTCAGGCTAATTCTGAAATCAAAAAAGCCAGACAGCAGTTTCCGGATAAAAACGTCGATGACATTTGCCGTAGCGTACTGAAGAAGCACCGCGAAACGGTAACGCTGATGGGATTCACACCGACTCATTTAAGTCTAGCAATCGGCATGTTAAACGGCGTTTTTAAGGAACGGTGAACATGAAAAGCAAAATCATCAGGGAGCTACAGGCTCCTTTTTTATTATTCGCATTCACCCTCAAGCGTATTAACCAACAATTCAGGGATTAATGGAAGATGGCAGACCTCATTGATTCAGCATCAGAAATTGAAGAATTACAGCGCAACACAGCAATAAAAATGCGCCGCCTGAACCACCAGGCTATATCTGCCACTCATTGTTGTGAGTGTGGCGATCCGATAGATGAACGAAGACGCCTGGCCGTTCAGGGTTGTCGGACTTGTGCAAGTTGCCAGGAGGATCTGGAACTTATCAGTAAACAGAGAGGTTCGAAGTGAGCGTAATTCACTCTCAGGCACTGCGTGAAGCGGCAGAGCAGGCAATGCATGACAACTGGGGATTTGACGCGGACCTTTTCCATGAGCTGGTAACACCATCGATTGTGCTGACACTGCTGGATGAACGGGAAAGAAACCAGCAGTACATCAAACGCCGCGACCAGGAGAACGAGGATATTGCGCTAACGGTGAGGAAACTGCGTGTTGAGCTGGAGACAGCAAAAATCAAAACTCAACGAGCAGCGTGAGTAGAAGGTGTTATCTCGGATGGAAGTAAGCGTATTGCTGAACTGGAGGCCTGGGTTGAATACACAAGAGCTGCATACGTAAGAGCAAAAGACAAGGGAGATTTGATCAGAGTTATTACCCGACAACCAACGGGATTTTACGCTTACGTACCATGTAATTAGGAATCCTTGAAGTGGCAGCCTAACTGCGGATACACTGAAATGGCGATTTGGTAACATGTTTCGCACAAGGCTGTTACTACGCTTAAAGATAATCAGCCATGATTAAACGCTTTGTAAAAAGTAAAAGGAAATTACAATGAAAAAATCAATACTAATTTTAGGGCTTACGTTAATTGTCTCATCTCAAATACCATCGGCAATGGCAAAAAATGAATCAAGACTTTGGGTTGTTGTTGATCGAACGGAAAGACATACCTGCCCTTCAAGTAAATGTGGAGTGGCTGGGAAACTATTTTTCAGGGAAGGCGTAGATTTTCTAGAAAAAAAAGGTGAATGGGTTCGTATAACTGAGCCATATTCAGCCTCATGTGTGGGAGGGGAAAGCGAATATATTAAAGAAGGTAATAAATCCTGCACAAGAAAAAACGGAATCGTCAATGGCAAGTTTTCAGAATGGGTTAAACTTAGTGATCTTAGCAGTGAAAGGCCATCAGATCCTGCTGAAAATGCGAGCGGAGATGATACTTTAATCAAAGGATCTGATGACTACCGTATATACAAAAAAGAGTTTTCTTCGGCAGCTAGGAAGTTAATAAACGAAGGGGTCTGCACGGAAAGCGACTTTAAGGAAATCGGAGGGTGGATGGCATCAAGCAATAAGGGGAAAAACATCTATTTCACATATTGCGGAGGAATGACGTTGTCGAACAGAATATACCTAGACGTTAAAAGTGGAAAGACTTTTAGATAATATGATATTACCAATGACAGTATTAATTTAATGCCTCCATAGAATTATCTCTAGGAAGTATGTATAAGAAAAGCCCGCACAATGAGCTGCTGCGGGCTTTGTGTTATTCGCCATATTTTATGAAGCAAATACGACACTATAGATAATTAAGCGTTGCTGGTTGTCGATTCCTCACTCACTCCTGTTGATGGCTCTCTTCTTGTATGTGCCATTGAAGGGTAATATCGAGTAAAAAGATACCGGAAGTATCCGCGCCGCCATGATTGTCTTTCTCCTAATGCAGGAAAAGCAGAATGGCTAAATCATCAGCAGAGCGCAAAGTCGATCAGAGAGCCAAGCAAGCATCATCCGGTATGCGTAAGCTGGAGCTTGTACTTGATGCTCAGGAAATTGAAATGCTGGATCGTAACTGAGCCACGCGCCGCTTCAGGCATGCGCCTTACGAGTTTGGTGAGTACATCGCGTTACTGAGCCGCCAGGATGATGCACGTGTGCGCTGGCGTATAAAATCGATCAGCAGAAAACGTTGCGGTAAGTGCGGCGAGAGAGTTCCTGTTAATTCATGCCCGTGTAATGGTGACTCACAATGCTGGGTGACCAAAGGCTGGCACGAAACAAAATTAATGATATAAATCTCTGTGACATGTCACGGAGGCGGCAATGAAATTAGACCAGCAATATCTAAAAGATCTACTTATCGCATTCGAAAAAACTCATGGCCCTGACACGATGCTTAGTGAACTAGAGGATAATGGCTTTAATAGATATGACCAAAATTTTATTTTCCATATGCGATTATTATGCGACTACGAATTAATAGTCAGGGTTGATGGAAAACCTGGGTTCGGTCATATAATGTCCAACGAGTTAGGGGAAGGTGTTGGATATAGTTGGATCGAAGTACCACTGAGGTTGACAGCAAGAGGGCATGATTTTATTGCTGACTTGCGTCAAAAGGAGGTCTGGCAAACTATAAAAACAAACTTTAAGGATGAGGGAATTAGTACACTAATAAGTGTTTCAAAATCACTAGCAAAAGGCTTTGCAAGGAAAAAGATAAAAGATATTACAGGAATAGATATTGAATAATTCTTAGCATCAGCAACTACTGCCTTTGGTGGAAATTATATCTGAACTCGCTACGGCGAGTTTTGTTTTATGGAGATGATAAATGCACTTCCGAGTCACAGGTGAATGGAATGGAGAACCATTCAACAGAGTTATCGAAGCAGAGAACATCAATGACTGCTATGACCACTGGATGATATGGGCGCAGATAGCACATGCAGACATAACCAATATTCGAATTGAAGAACTGAAAGAACACCAAGCCGCCTGATGGCGGTTTTTTCTTGCGTGTAATTGCGGAGACTTTGCGATGTACTTGACACTTCAGGAGTGGAACGCTCGCCAGCGACGCCCAAGAAGCCTTGAAACAGTTCGTCGATGGGTGCGCGAATGCAGGATATTCCCTCCTCCGGTTAAGGATGGAAGAGAATATCTGTTCCACGAATCAGCGGTAAAGGTTGACTTAAATCGACCAGTAACAGGTAGCCTTTTGAAGAGGATCAGAAATGGGAAGAAGGCGAAGTCATGAGCGCCGGGATTTACCCCCTAACCTTTATATAAGAAACAATGGATATTACTGCTACAGGGACCCAAGGACGGGTAAAGAGTTTGGATTAGGCCGAGACAGGCGAATCGCAATCACTGAAGCTATACAGGCCAACATTGAGTTATTTTCAGGACACAAACACAAGCCTCTGACAGCGAGAATCAACAGTGATAATTCCGTTACGTTACATTCATGGCTTGATCGCTACGAAAAAATCCTGGCCAGCAGAGGAATCAAGCAGAAGACACTCATAAATTACATGAGCAAAATTAAAGCAATAAGGAGGGGTCTGCCTGATGCTCCACTTGAAGACATCACCACAAAAGAAATTGCGGCAATGCTCAATGGATACATAGACGAGGGAAAGGCGGCATCAGCCAAGTTAATCAGATCAACACTGAGCGATGCATTCCGAGAGGCTATGGCTGAAGGCCATATAACAACAAACCCGGTCGCAGCCACTCGCGCTGCAAAATCAGAGGTAAGGAGATCAAGACTTACGGCTGACGAATACCTGAAAATTTATCAAGCAGCAGAATCATCACCATGTTGGCTTAGACTTGCAATGGAACTGGCTGTTGTTACCGGGCAGCGAGTTGGTGATTTATGCGAAATGAAGTGGTCTGATATCGTAGATGGATATCTTTATGTCGAGCAAAGCAAAACAGGCGTAAAAATTGCCATCCCAACAACATTGCATGTTGATGCTCTCGGGATATCAATGAAGGAAACACTTGATAAATGCAAAAAGATTCTTGGCGGAGAAACCATAATTGCATCTACTCGTCGTGAACCGCTTTCATCCGGCACAGTATCAAGGTATTTTATGCGCGCACGAAAAGCATCAGGTCTCTCCTTCGAAGGGGATCCGCCAACCTTTCACGAGTTGCGCAGTTTGTCTGCAAGACTCTATGAGAAGCAGATAAGCGATAAATTTGCTCAACATCTTCTCGGGCATAAGTCGGACACCATGGCATCACAGTATCGTGATGACAGAGGCAGGGAGTGGGACAAAATTGAAATCAAATAATGATTTTATTTTGACTGATAGTGACCTGTTCGTTGCAACAAATTGATAAGCAATGCTTTTTTATAATGCCAACTTAGTATAAAAAAGCAGGCTTCAACGGATTCATTTTTCTATTTCATAGCCCGGAGCAACCTGTGAACACATTTTCAGTTTCCCGTCTGGCGCTGGCATTGGCTTTTGGCGTGACGCTGACCGCCTGTAGCTCAACCCCGCCCGATCAACGTCCTTCTGATCAAACCGCGCCTGGTACCTCTTCTCGCCCGATTCTGTCGGCAAAAGAAGCGCAGAATTTCGATGCTCAACACTATTTTGCATCCCTGACACCAGGTGCTGCAGCGTGGAATCCTTCCCCGATTACCCTGCCTGCGCAACCTGACTTTGTTGTCGGCCCGGCGGGCACTCAAGGTGTAACGCATACCACGATTCAGGCGGCGGTAGATGCGGCAATTATCAAGCGTACCAACAAGCGCCAGTATATTGCCGTGATGCCTGGTGAGTATCAGGGAACGGTATATGTCCCTGCCGCTCCGGGTGGAATTACTCTGTACGGTACAGGTGAAAAACCGATTGATGTGAAGATTGGGCTTTCCCTTGATGGTGGCATGAGCCCTGCCGACTGGCGTCACGACGTCAACCCGCGCGGCAAATATATGCCAGGTAAACCAGCGTGGTATATGTACGATAGCTGCCAGAGCAAACGCAGCGACAGTATCGGTGTTCTCTGCTCTGCGGTCTTCTGGTCACAAAACAATGGCCTGCAACTGCAAAATCTGACCATCGAAAACACGCTGGGCGATAGCGTAGATGCAGGTAACCATCCGGCGGTGGCACTGCGTACTGATGGTGACCAGGTACAGATTAACAACGTTAACATTCTCGGTCGTCAGAACACCTTCTTTGTCACCAACAGCGGTGTGCAGAACCGTCTGGAAACAAATCGTCAGCCGCGTACGCTGGTGACCAACAGCTACATTGAAGGGGATGTGGATATCGTTTCTGGTCGCGGCGCAGTGGTGTTCGATAACACCGAATTCCGCGTGGTGAACTCACGTACTCAGCAAGAAGCGTATGTGTTTGCACCGGCTACGCTGTCCAACATTTACTACGGTTTCCTCGCCGTAAACAGCCGTTTCAATGCTTTCGGTGATGGTGTGGCGCAACTGGGCCGCTCGCTGGATGTTGATGCCAATACCAACGGTCAGGTGGTGATCCGTGATAGCGCCATCAACGAAGGTTTTAACACGGCTAAACCGTGGGCCGATGCGGTGATCTCTAATCGTCCGTTTGCGGGTAATACCGGCAGCGTAGATGATAACGACGAAATACAGCGCAATCTGAATGACACTAACTACAACCGCATGTGGGAATACAATAACCGCGGCGTGGGTAGTAAAGTGGTTGCAGAGGCGAAGAAGTAA